AAATGTTTGTTATCCATATTAGTCTCCATTACTTATCAGATGTTTTTTTAGTCTTAGTCATATCAGGTTTATTTACTTCTTCTGGCGGCATGACCTCTAACTGTGCCGCCTGCATTTTCAATTGAGACTCTGCCTGCATTTCAGAAATCATAATATCTCTCTGTGCCTGGGCAATCTGTCTCTGGGTTTCTCTCTCCATATCGGCCGGAATATTCGCATCCATTTCTGCAATCTCTGCATCGGTCTGTTTCAGAATAATTTTACGAATATAATTTTCATCAAAGTATTTAGTAACATAGACTTCTGCTATGCTAGCTAGGTTTAGACGTTCTTTCATAATTTGAGACTGCTTTAATTCCGCAAAGTAGTTATCTACTGTGAAATTAAATCTCAGCTTCTCTTTTAGATAAACCCAATCATTATAATTGATGATCTTCTTTAGGATTAATTGCTTCTCTAGAAAATTTAGAAACAAACCCTGAAAACGATTTCTCATTCTCTGGATCATTTTATAGAATTTTACTTCATCCCTACTGATAGAATCAGTCTGCCCAAATACGAATGGTGCATCAGAATTTAATCTATTAGATGGAATATTTAATGAATTGTATAGACTTTCCTTGAAGTATGTTATATCACTGATTTCACCTAGATTTGATGCACCGGGTAGGGTATCAATTTGTGTTCCCTTTCCACCTTCTCTTCTCGGAATCCAATAGTCTTCAAGCATAGTCGTAAATTTTCTTTGATCCCTGACTTCACCAGTTGTGGCATCATATACTAATTTATTCTTATGTTTTGCCATCATGTCACGGACATGCTGTTCGGCTTTCATTTTTGGAAGATTACCTACATCAATATAGAAAATTCTTCTTTCTGGTGCCCTGGCAATTCTATTGATTAGTGCAGCATCTTCGGCTGAACGTAATTGGTTAAGAGGACGAATTGCTTTATGTAGATATGATAGAACAATCTGATTGGTTTTATCAGTCAGGCCAGATGTGCAAAATACAATAGAGTCCTTGGCAATCTTTAATGAATACTGTGTATCGAAATCTTTACCGGATAAATTTTTATTAGAATATATGAAATATTCAGTTATTCTCTGCTTAGGAACAACTCCCTCACTACCCATCTGTTGAATTTTTTGGGCATCCAGAGTTCTAATTTCTCTAACTTTGCGAAGATTTCTCGGATCAATATTTCTTAGCTCAATGATTCCTCTATTGAGATTTTTCTGATCTACGATGGCATGATAAAATAATCTTCCATCAATATACCATTGACGAAAAATTTCATAACCCTTATGGTTAAAGTTTAGTAACTCTAGGCAACGTTCAAATTCTTGATTGATTGAAAATTTTAGTTTATCAGGTATTTGAAGATTATCTAAATCCAACTGGACAATTTTTCCAGTATCCTCATCTACAGAAATAGCTTCATTTGTAATTTCATCAATAGCTGTTTCGAGTTCGGGTTGCAGTGACATGTCTCTATATCGAGTGATTAATTCAGATTCAGTTTTAGCTGCACCCTCAATATCAACATATCCACTGGTAAATCCACCAACAGCAATATTTACCCCACCATCATCACTGACAGGTGGGGCAAACGATGCATTAAGTTCACTGTTAGGTATTCTTTTAATATCAAATCCAAATAGTTTCATTAGCCATTATACCTATTTATGATAGAGGAACCTGCCCACCTGTTGGCACAACGCCAGTTAATGGAACATCAGAGTCGCCTCTATTTCTGCTAAAGGTGTCCAGAACGTTACGACCAGCGTAAGATGCGCCAGAAGAATCGAGTGGAACGAAATAATCATATGCAAAAACTACATCAAACTCTTCAATAGTATTCTGCACATCCCAACTTAATGTAATTTCACCAATCTGGGTTGGAAATGCTCCGATCATTCGATATGATCTTAGTTCCCTACCGTCCTGGCCTAGCTGGGTTACAGTAACGTCAGTTTTATAATTTCTTAGTGCCAGTAGAGCAGGATTTCTTAAATTTGCCACTGGTGCATTAAGGTGAAAATGCCAGTCTTCAAATGCTCTACGAACAATAAAATCTTCACTATTGATAATTGATACGCCCCAATTCCCATAACTTCTATCACCAGCTAATTGAACTTTTCTACCGAAAAATCCAACTGGAATTTGTCCAATGGTATCGGCAGGAATACTTGAAGCCTTGGCCATGTAGGATAAATATGTAAGTTCATTTTTACCAGAAGCATTACCTTCTGTATTAGGGAACGTGCAACTAACCGAGAACATGGTGGGACGTGCCCCACCATTTATTAATCTCGCTTTAAACTCTTCGATATTAGGAATAGCTACCATCTGTTTATCCTCTTCTATTATTCAACTCTGTTTTTGGCTAGATTAGCAAATTCCCCAATAATCTCATTGAAATTCGTTCCTGTTCTTGCAGCAATGAAGTTCAACTGAATATAATTAATTGATCTAGCAGGCTTTACATATATATCTGCTACGAAGCCATTACTATCAATTATATCAGGAGTATTATTAGTTTCGTCACAGATTAAGCGGTAATCATAAATTCCTCTTCTTCCCTTTACATCACGTAGAATTGGGTCTACAATTCCGATGAACTGGGCACGAGTGAACTCATCGTTCATTTCGAATAGAGTATATTTTGATACGTCAGAAATAATCTTCTGTAGATAGATGAATAGCTGTCTGACGTTAATATGGTCGAATGCAGAACCAGCATTGTATGTGGTTTTGTCACCGAACAGAATAATATCTCTACCTCTAAACTGGACGAATGGATTGACGCAAACAGGATACATAATATCTCTGTCAGCCTGTGACGGATTATAAATTAGAGCCTTGGCAGAGTTGGTAGCCAATTCACCACGATTAAACCCGGCAGGAGAATGCCATGCACCAGCATTGAAGGTTGTTCTTGCTAATAGACCAGCAGTATCGGCATTCATAGGAATATCGATAAATCTATCATTGTATTGATCGTAGATGGTCTTATATCCAGAGTCAATTACTACGAAAGAAGATTTGATTACTGCGTTAGCAAATAGTTCTAGCTTCTGTGGAATAGTAAGATCAGTTGAATTAGTAACATCTGATTTTCTAGGCGATCCGAAGACCATACAATCTCTTCTATATTCGCAGATTTCACCACCAACATAGTTGATTAGACCTTCACCATAATCTCCACCATTAGCTTTACCAATGATAAAATGATCTACGTCAATCTTTTCCTTATCTTTGAATAGGTCATATCCGGCCATAAGAGTATTGAGACTGATATTATCCTCTGTTACAGCATCAGAACCATTACCAATAAACGCATGGTAAGGAAGTGTATTAAGATTCTGCATAGTCTGTGTATCTTCCAATGTTAACCCTGGTCTGTGGTTGGCCCACCAGACATAAGAGTTATTGATATCATTATTGATAGCAATATGATATAATGCACCATACATTGGTCGCTTATTGGAAGGAATATTTCCGAGTCTGGCTCTTGTCCCAGAAGAAGAATAAAGAACCTTATTATCCTTATCTGCAACAACGGTATAGACACGATCATTCACGAAATATGTCTGTGAACCTGATGTTCTTTTTAGGAAAGAATCATTGCTGGTATCAGATGCTCTCGGCGGGTCGAATACTTTATTAGAACCGGGACCAAATTCCCAATGTCTTAAAAGAACCGCCGCCTGATTTGTAGAATTATATTTGAAATTACCAGAACCGTTAACCACAAAACTCTGTGTGGTTGTGCGTGGCCAATTGGACTCGAATGTTAGCATAACATTAGAACCCACAACCCGCTTAGAAACAATAGTAGTATAGATTGTATCGAACCCGTTAGTTCCACCCGCAGTGGTCGGTAATAGTCTTACGGCTAGTGAGTCTCTATATGAGAATGCAGCAGAAACGTTTGCAGCCTGACCAGCACTAGAAGTTACGATATTAGCATATTTACTACCCTGAACAAAGATAACGTTAGCGGATGCCGCAGTGAATACCGGGCTTAGGTTCTGGCCATAGGCATTAGAACTATCACAAGTGCTTACACGTAATCCATTGTAGGTATTACCAGAGGCTCTTGCTACCCATAGAAGATCAGTATCACTTGTATAACCATTGGCAGTAATCTTAGAACGCCATTGAGTATCGTCAACAACGTTTCTACCCTGGGCACTTAGTGTCATGTAGTTATTGATAGTGAATGATACTTGGTTAGCAACCGAAACCGGTCTATAGGTAAGATTAACTGTTAGGGTAGGAGAACTGTTGCTGATGTTATTTGCAACAACATTAAGCAGGCCATCACCGCTAGTTGGGAAGTCGCTTGATAGATAAACACCATTATTAACTAATGCTAGAGCAGTAATTGCACCATTAGAATTAGTAGTAACGGAGAGGTTAGCCGCAGTATAGGTGGTCCCACCAGAAATATTGATAACGTCAGAATTGGAGAAAACGCCAGACTGTGTGCTAACAGAAACAGTATCAATCTCTGTTTTAGTTTTAGCATAAGCATTGTAGGGTTCGTTATTAGCTACACGAACCACATATAGTCTATCAGAATATCTTAGATATGTCTGTGCAGTGAAAAAGGTTTCATCATTTCCACCATCCGGCTCACCGAATACAATGGGAAGTGCACCAGGGGCACGGACAAGATAAGGTTCATTAATTGGACCCTGGGGGAACACACCAACAATCGCCCCAATCGGGCGTCTACGAACCGGTGTTACACCGAAAGTTAAATCGAATTCACGAATCTCAATACCAGGGCTTAAAAGGTTAATTGCCATCTACCATTCTCCATACAAATCTATTATTATTTGTATTTAGTAAATGTTAGTCTTCCGTTAAAAACCGCATAAATTCATTATAGCTAATGTCTCTAATTTCATTTTGATCATATAAATACGAATCATCCTCCGCAAAAATGGGAAGAACGTCGTCATCTAGTAATTTTAGATTATCAGATACCATTCGTTCACGGACATTCGTATCTGTCCAATCCTTGAAATAAGGCTGTTGCACTAGCCAGCTAAAGAGAACACAGCACATGGATAGATCGTCATGGTGACCCTCTGCCGCCTCAAAACTTTCACCAACCTCAATAAAATTATATAATTCTTTTTTAATATCGATATCGGGAATTAATAATTTATCATTTTCAACAAGTGTCTTAAAATTGGTGCAGCCAATTCTTTTAACTAACTTTGTAGTTCTTATACCTACAGTCGGTCTCCCGCCAAATCCACTACTTAATTGCTGTCCCATATTTCCACGCATATATGAGAACACCATATTCTCATATTCCATTTCGCGATATAGAATATCTGCTACCTGTTGTCCGTTGTCATTTATCTCTACGCAAATAAATGCATCATTAAAGGATTTTGCGAATTGGTGAATAATATTAGGAAACATTAGAGGTGAAATTGTATTATTCTTATATTGACCAACAACTTTATATGGAATTTCAGAAACGTCAAATATTACAAATGCATTATAATCTCCACCAACACCACGAGAAGTATCAACGACCATAATGTATAATTTACCTCGGTGTTCCTTCTTTGAGGGGTCAATATAAATTTTCATGTCCTCATTTTGCCGGACTGGTTTAGCTGTATACATCTGTTCTAGTTTAGCTGCTGAAATTAATGTGTTCTGTGATCCAAGAAACTCACATCCGAATTCCTGATTGAATTGTAGAATAGAAGAGTTCTTAATAGTTTCTTCTTTCCACTTTTCATCGCGGCCAGGAATTTCTGACCAATGAACACCGATGGGTTTGAATGAATTTTCACCAGCCACAGCTTCATTCCAAATTTTATGAAACATGTTCATACCATTCGGTGTTGAAGTGATAATCATTTTAGTTTCTTCACCGGCAGAAATTGTAGGCATAACCGTAGCAAAGAATTCAGTCTGAATGTTATTAGGAACGAATGCAAACTCGTCAAGATAAACGCAGTTATGGACATTTATTTCGTTACATAAAAATTCATTATTATCTTTTACATGTAATATATCATATACAACGTCATCTTCTATTTCAGAAATATATTTAACTCGTGAATATCCATATAATGTTGATATATTTTCTGAAAAACAATATTGTGCCTCGATCCAACCTTTATCCGTAAGAATTTTATGATCCGGTGTGCATTTTATTCTACGTCCACAGGTTAATACAATTTCTATAATTTTTCTTAAACCTACCTTTCGAATTCCATCAAATTCTTTGAATCCATCTCTTGTGAGAATTTCAATTCTCTCTGTTTCTGGCATCGTAATTTTGCGCTTATACTCATTTTTAAACGAGATTCCGCTGACCGTTTCATTCCACGATGTTTCTCTGCCGTTTTTCGAATCTTTTCCTGATTTTTGTTGACTCGCAATACTATTTCTATAGATTTCTTTTTCCCTTTGTTCGCTATAGAAATCTTTTTCTTGTGTTCTTCCGTTTTCGGAATTCCTAGACCCCTTCCCTTCAATGCCAGTGACATCTTCAATATAGATTCTTCTGACATCGTTCTTCCCATTGCACGAATGGAAATTTTTCTTTTTGTGGATTCTGACAGTTTTTTCCCAGTCATACGTTTCGATTGCAATTTCGATAATTCGTCTATGTAAATTTCTCTCTGTGCTTTTGATAATTTTAGAAATTTGCCTTGTCGTCCGGTCGCCATTCTTGTATAGGCTGATATTAATTGATAATAAGTGTTGTCTATCTTCTCTACCATTTTCGGTAATAGGCGATGTAATATTACATGTTCTTTCAGGGTAAGATTTACTAAATTTGTTTTTATATTTTCCCCACCCATACATATAGGAATTATATGATGTGACTCTATCATATATTTTTTGTCCTTCGATTTCTCTAGCGGATTCAGTATTCTTTTTTCTATAATTTTCCAATATAAATTTGTATATTTGTTTTCTATGAAATTCATTTATATTATCCCATAAAACATCATTGTTTATATCATTTTCTAATCTTATAATATTATTTAATTGTTCGATTGGAATATCAAAAATAACATTATTTAATTTTATTGTTACTATAGAATCTCCTGTGACGCAATTATAAGTTTTTCCTCGAACGCTGTTTCCTGATGTTGCGGAGGTTTCTATCTTAGAACCATTTTCTAGAATTACAGTTCCCTTACTCCATTCAACAATACCTTGCTGTAACCACTTGGGTAGGTGTTCATATGAAAATTGTAATCTGCTTAGAATTTCTCTTGACTGTGAAGCCTTATGTGCTAGAACTGCAATCTTATAGTTTTGGTGAAAGAGAACATACCAAAGTAATACAGCTACAACGGTTTGGGTCTTACCTGACTGTCTGGGAATTTTACATACGGTAAATCTATTTTCCACAAACATTTCAGCCATTTTTTCCTGAAATGGCCATAGCCCGAAACTTGTTAGACCTTTGTTTGGGTTTACAATCTTAACGTATTTTTTAATGAAGTAGATTGGATCATTGGCGCACTTACCAAATTCCATAATCTGCTTTTTAGTGAAATTTACCGGAACGTTAACTTTTTTTAGTTTTTGATTACCAAGATAATATACGTTCTTATCATCTAACAGACTCATTAGTATTCCTCTTCATGATCTATAATAATTTCTTCTACTTTATGTGGCTTCATTAGTGATAATAAATCAGCGGTGCTACCTAGAAAAACGTTGTTATTGATTTTTCTATTATCATTGCTAACTGAGGTTCCCTTTTCGCGTATATTAATGGCAGCCAATTCTTTATTAGCATCAACTAATGTTCGTATTAAATTTGATAGAACTTCATATGCTCTCGGATGCTCTGATCGTTTTGCTACATCCATAATTTCATCCAATGAATCAGTTCCTTTACGGATAATGTTTTTGATATTATCCTTGGCCAATTCCAAATCATCGGATGGTTCATTTTCAATAGGAATAAGTTCCTGTCTTTCTATGGTAGGAACGGTTAGAGAAGTTATATTCAAAATTTTTGCTAAATCAGGCTTTTCATCCATTACTCAAACTCATCTATATCGATACTAATACCATAGTCATCTGTATCTTTAATTAATTCAACAGGAATAGATAATGCACTATTTGTTGTAGGTGAACCATTTGCTAATAATGCGGGAGTTATCGTTATTAAACTTCCTTCATATGCCTGATTACTTACAATAGAATTTACATTAGCCCGTCTAACTGATGTGGCGGATATTAAAGTATTAGAGGTATTAAATGTTCCAGTCACATCCATTAATTGTATATAGTCTTCTGTGCTGTATTTAACTATACCTTTAGCCAATACTCGTTTTCCATTAGTCTGATACAGTAAGTCTCCTTGAAGGAATGCAGGATTGCTATTGGATGTAACATACAAATCCGTAAAAATTCCACCATCCGTTTTGATATTGATATAGGAACGTTTAATGACTCCACTATTTCTTACTGGTCCATAGAGCATACCCTTCATAACGAATTGAATTGTATTGACAATATATCTGGGTGCCTCCAATGGCCCTTCATACTTATCACTCATGACAACTGAATTTAATATAACAGGAATGTCCATTTTTATGTCCATTTCCGGAACCAGAATTACAGATGATGTCCATTCTGGTGTAAAATATGGAAGAATTTGTTCTATGATTTGTAGGTTGTCCACTATATTTTTACTGTAGACACTAAGTGTAAAATTAATATTGAATGGAACTGGTGTGTATACGTAATTCAATTCACTGGAATTTACTGGGTTAGTATAGATAATTTTCTGTTGGGCATTCAATTTTCTACTGGCATCATATGCTATTCCAGAAATTTCAAATGACATTCTAGGAAGAGTTATAGCAATTGATCTTTCGGCGCGCGGGTCTTCTTCTAGTCGTGCAATAAATTTTTGTCTCGGTCCATATGCAATAGGAACTGTTATAGTCTGCACAACAATATCACTTTCATCTTTTCTCTGAATAGTAATATCATTGAATAGTGATCCAAAATACACTACGTATCTCTTTAATAGCTCATGATAATAGTGGTCATTCATTAACATTATATTTCTCCAAATGGATTTGTTACTGTGAAATCCATTATTCCATCTGATTCAGTTTGAATAATTATATTCTGGAAATTACGTTCCTCTCTGTATTCTACGCTGTATTCAATTTCTAGATTGGTATTGGCTTCTGTTCTAAGAACATCACCGGTCTCTGTTAGAATAGCAATAGGTCCAGTATTAGCCATTGAATATTTTGATATGGTGTTATCAATTTCTGGAATACCTGTATCAATTCTTTCAGATGAAAATTCGAATAGCTCACATTTAATTTCAAATACGTAATTTTTACCTAATTGAAAAAATGGACTTGTCGTGTTTACGTATTTGATTTCGAAATAACTCTCTGTTACTGGAAAATATATTAAATCACCTTCCATTGGGCGGACATTGGATTCATAGTTACCGATTTCTTCCATATATCGACGTTTGGCGATATTGAATGTTACAGTATCTCTAATCTCTAGAGCAAATTTGGATATCATTTCATGGGCGCCACCAAATCCCATACTTTCTTTGACATATCCCTCTATACTGTATGCTCTCTCAAAAAGAGATATCAAATCTTCCTTGAATATATCATCTAAATTAACTAGAGTTCTTGGTAGATATTTTAATTCCAATCCATAAATCTGAATAGATTCTATGGTTAAATTTTCAATTAAATTTTGTTCCTGTTTATATGACTTATTAAAATAATAATTTGTGGCCAATTCATTATCCTAACATAAACGCAGCGGGTAATGAGAATGAATTAATCATGTCAGATTCTAGATTCATTATTTCACTCTGGGCTTCTGATGCCATTTTGGCTCCATCAAATGATATTCCACCCATTAACTGAATGCCTGTATATTTTGATAGGTGGGCTGCCCACTGCCTCTTAAATAGAGCCGTGCAATAGTGCTGTAGCCATCTATCGCCCCATGCATCGGTATACGTTACTGGATCAACGATTTGATACGCCACAACAACGATATAACTACCAGTGGCGATCTTCTCCCAATTCATATCAATGTATAATTTGTTGACATGGCGATTATATCTAATTGGCTGTTTACCAATTATAATTTCTTCGAATAATGCAATTTTACTCATTGCCATATAATAAGGAACAAGCGATTCACTTGTCATTTGATACATGTCATTAAGTGCCATCTGATATCTAATATCGAACATATTAGAACTGCTCATGGCACCACCGATATCAAATATTTCTACGACACCCAAAACATTTTCTGGAATAGTTAAATATTTGTTTGTTTTATTTTCCTCTGTGACAGCATATTTCAAGAACATTTTCTCTGTTCCATCAAAATGATAATCATAATAATATTTTAGGGCTTCGTCAATACGATCCTCTAATTGTTCATCATCAACATTAATTTGAATAACAGGAGCGCCAAGGGCACGAAGGCAATACTGTTTAAATGATTCTCTCGTGGTCGGTATTGCCATTATTATTGCTCCGATTTAATGTAAATAACATACTCTTTTCTTGATGGAACATTAACGTATAATATTTCATTCTTTATATATATTCGATATTCCTTAGCGGTTGGTATATGGATTATATTCATTAATATGATACTTGTGGGTTTATAGTTATAACACCTTCGACCACTCTTAGAACTGTATTAGCAGGTGTGGTTAATTTGATATCATAGATATACCTGTCACTATAAATCATATTATTAGTTTGGACATGAGTAAGTGATGCTCTTAGAATACCATTTGAAAACGTATTAACCTGCATTGATACAGCGGTATTAGAACTAATAAATTTTCTGGCTTTACCCACACCTGTATATGTAGATATATCAATTGTAGTATTGGCAGCGTCTTTTACTAGAAAATCTACTTCAAAAGACGCACCCTGATCGATTGTTAAATCAACTTTATCTGCCATTTTAGTTCCTTAATTATTCATCATAATAACCCAATTATTACCATCTGATTGCAGCATTGCAAATTTTCCGGCAACATTGGTTAATATATTATTTGCAGCAGTATTAGAATCTATTGGCTTGATGGATGCACTTGTGCTATTAATCGTTCTTGCAGCAATAGTTTTAACATATAGAATTCGGCCTGGGTATGTTGCAGCAGCAGGCATGACTACATTACAATTAGCTGTAGTATCAAATATAATTGAAGCATCCGTGGTCGTTACAGTATAGCTTGTAGCACTAACTTTAACGGGAACGGAAAGAGCTATAGGACCAGCAACACTCAATTTAGTATTTGGAGTAGGCGCACCGATACCTACAGTATTTAGAGTAGTGTCTAATATGAATGTTCCGCTATCAATAGTAGTATTACCTGTAATAGTTACTTGATCGGAAAAGACAGCATTTCCTATGGTTCTTAAATTTCCGTTTATATATAATTTTTCTGTAGGAGTGCCAATACCAACACCGACGTTACCATTAGCAACGATTGATAATCTTGGTCCAGAAATTAATGCATTATTTGATGATTCTCCGGTAGTATAAAAATGCAGGGCTGATGGCATAGAATTTGGACCCGGCGTTCCATTATTCATTACCATAATTCTTGCGGCTTCAATAGGCTGACCACCATCATCTGCATAAAAATCTAATCTACCAATTTGATCCCCATTAGATACCGCAGAATATGTTTCAACATTACCTGATCTGGTTTTATAAAAAATATATCTAGCACCTTGGTTGTTTAGATTAGCTGTGGCGGCGGCTAGAAACGACCCACCGAAACTTACTAGAGATTGAACTTTAGCTACAGTACCAACCTGAATAGCAGCATTAGCGCCCGCAACGAAGTTTCCAGAATTTGTAATGACGGTTGGTGTGCTATCCGGACTTGTCTCATCTTCTACGTATATGGCGTGTCCGGAACCTGCCTGTGTAATTTTAATTGCAGCATTTGCATCTGATGTCTGAATCCATACGGGTGAAATAAATCTACCGTTATACATTTCGATATCAGTAAGGAATATAACCTTATCATCAAATATAGTATTACCTACAACCGTTAGCCCACCACCAATTGTAACATTACCCGATACGTTAGCTGCACCAGTGACAGTTAATTTAGCATCTGGTGATGTATTACCAATACCAATTCTATCATTGATATTATCGATAAACAATGTTCCAGTATCAATATTGGTATTACCAGTTACTATTAGAGTATTAATAGTAACTGTGTTTGTGAAGGTTGCATTACCGGTTACTGTAATTGTATTAGAGAAGGTTGCATTACCAGTGATTGATAAAGTATTTGAAAATCTTACATTACCCGTTACTGCTAGAGTATTGGCAAGAGTAGTATTACCAGTTACATTTAATGTTGAATTAAGATTGGTATTACCAGTAATAGTAGTATTGCCAGTTACATTTAATGTTGAATTAAGATTGGTATTACCAGTAATAGTAGTATTACCAGTTACATTAAGTAAAGATAATGTAGTATTACCAGTTACATTTAATGTTGAATTAAGATTGGTATTACCAGTAATAGTAGTATTGCCAGTTACAGTTAATGTATTAGCTAATGTAGTATTACCAGTTACATTTAATCTATTAGCTAATGTAGTATTACCAGTTACATTTAACGTTGAATTAAGATTGGTATTACCAGTAATAGTAGTATTGCCAGTTACATTTAATGTTGAATTAAGATTGGTATTACCAGTAATAGTAGTATTACCAGT